TAAATGCAAATAAATAAAAACATAGATTTTTCAAAACTTGATTTAGCTATTGAAAAAATCGACTTAATACTTATCGGAGATAAGAATGAAACTATCCTAAAAATACCCTTGAATCAATAACAGCTCGCTTTTTAAAAACAGTTATTGATTTAAAGTCAAAAAGCCCATCATGAAAAACGGTTATCTTCCCGAAGCCATTAGACCATTGGCTGGCTCTGTTTTTCATATAGTGTGGATTTAGCTTGCACATAGCAGGCAAGCTCCAAGCTTTTAAAAACTCATCCCTAGTGACAAAAGCTTTACACTCATCTACATGCACATGACTAAATATAACTGACTTCCTAGCCGTATCGACATGCTTCTTTAAAGCACTTGTGCCGTGGAACATTCCGTGTGTAATGGCAAGCTTGCCCAAGTCTAGCCAATCGTTGTAATCGCCAACGTGAGTTATCCCTCGCGGCTTTAGCATCAAGTCTCTTTTTAAGTTGAACTGGCTGCTATATTGACTTGGACACATATCCAAGAAAGCGTTAATGCGTGGAGAGTCGTGGTTGCCCTCCATAAAATAAACTCGGTCAAAAATTCTGCATATTGGATTTAGTATTTTTTCGTTTATAAAGTTAATTTCTTCTCTATATTTTGGCAGGAAAAACTCCTCAACTCCATCAGCGCGCTTTATCCATTTTTTAGCATCAGCGTTTTTTGTCATCATGAAGTAAGGGAAATCGGCTAGATCGCCATTGATTATCAAATTCCTCTCGCCAGCTGGCAGGCTACTTGCGTAGTCAAGCATAATTTTAAAAGTTGGCTCGTGAATAAATTGAGCGTGGAGGTCACCACATATCACATAAGATTGGGTCTTGTTTTTCTTTGGCAAGTCTAACCGATAAATTTTTCCCATAGCCTAAACTTTAACGGCAAGACTATAGTTTGTATCTTTTAAAAACTTACAAGTTAGACGACTTTTTTAGTTTACTTTGTGTGCGCTAAATGTTTCAAGTAGATAAAAAGTTACACCTTTTTCTGTATAAAAATCATACAGATCTTTATTGATTGTCATGGTTTTAAAACCTTTTGAATCTTGCCCAAAGGCGACAAGGTATAGCTTTTCATGTGATATTTCTTTTTTAATCATTTTTTTTATTAGCTGGGTTATGGTGCAGTTTAATTTTTTTGCCTCGTTTTTTAGTGAAATTATCTCTGATTCTTTAAGTCTAACTGATAGTTGTTTAGTCATTTTTGCCTTTTGTATAGCTTTACTGTATTACGGAAATTCTATACAAAATGGCTTGAAAAGTAAAATTTCAAGAATATAAGGCTAAAATATACAGAAAAATACAGGTTTATAAAAAAACATACAGCTTGCAAGTGCTTGAAATTACATATAATATACAGCGTTAAGTAATTGAAATTATTGAAAATATACCGATATACAGTACATTTCAAAATCATAATTATAATAATAATAAAAAATAAATATTTAAAAAAAATAAATTCTTTATATATATATTATATATTATAACTGTATTATTTATTGTATATATATATAATAACAATAACTTACGGCAAATGCAGCGCATTAAGTGCCTGATTTCTCGTGTATATTTTTCGGTATATTTTTTTCAATAACTGTATATTTTCGTAATTTCAATAACTTAGTACATGAAAAACGGTATATTTTACAAAGGCTATTATTTTATATAAATTTATAAGGGTGAAAGAAAAAACAATACTGTTCGCAGTTGACGAGAAACTTAAAAGAGAAATAAAAGCGGAAAGCTCAATTCTTGGCGTATCGATTAAAAGTTTCTTGACAGACTTGGTTAAAGATTATTTTGCGGAAAAAGTAAATAAAAAGGAAAACGATGGGGAAAGTCAAAAAATTAGGTAGACCTAGAATTGAAATAGACTGGGATAAATTCCACACGCTGCTTCAATATAAGCCCACGCTGCATGACTGCGCTGACATTATGGGAATGTCGCCTGACACAATTGAGCGAGCTATTAAGCGTGAATATAAAATGACGTTCTCTGAATACAGACGATTGAAAATGTCAAAAATGAGAATGAAGCTTGCACAAAAACAATTTGAAATGGCGATGGAGGGGAGTATTCCTCTTTTGATATGGCTTGGGAAACAACATTTAGGTCAATCAGATAAACAAGAAACAAAAAGTGAGATAAAACATACATCACCGACTAGGATTGAAATAGTCGCAAAAACGAAAGAGCCAGAACAAATTGAAGAAAACACAAATTGAACTTCCACCAAAACTTGTTGATGTCTTTACGCCAGCGAGGGGTGAGCTTAGATACAGGGGAGCACACGGCGGCAGAGGTTCCGCTAAGTCATACACGTTCGCTCAAATGGCTGCTGTTTTCGGTTACGCTGAAAAACTAAGAATATTATGCTTAAGGGAATTTCAAAACTCAATTAAAGAAAGTTTTCACGCTGAGCTGAAAAATGCAATACAGTCAATTCCTTGGCTTGAGGCAAATTATGACGTTGGTGTTGATTACATTCGCGGTCACAATGGAACAGAGTTTATTTTTAAAGGGCTTAGAAATAATATCAGTTCAATAAAATCACTAGCTCAAATTGATATTTGTATAATCGAGGAAGCGGAAGATATTGCAGAAGATTCATGGTTAACACTTGAGCCTACAATCCGAGCAGAAAAATCAGAGTTTTGGGTTATATGGAATCCGCGCGACAAGGGATCAGCAACAGACAAAAGATTTATACAAAACAAGCCAGAGCGTTCAAAGATAGCTGAAATGAATTGGTCAGACAATCCTTGGTTTCCTAGTGTGCTTGATGAGCAGCGCAAGCAGAATCAGAAAAATATGGACGATGCGACTTATGCTCATATTTGGGATGGTGCTTACCTTGAAATGTCTGATGCTCAAGTCTTTAAAGGTAAATATGAAATAAAAAACTTTGAGCCTGATCACACTTTTGGCGACCCGCTTTTTGGATTGGATTTTGGATTTAGTAAAGACCCGACGGCAGCGGTTGAGTTATATATTAAAGAAAACAATCTTTATATATATAGGGCGGCTGGAAAGACGGGGCTGGAGCTTGATGATACTGCTGCCTATTTGAAAGAGCGTATGCCAGAGATTGACAAGTTTACGGTAAGGGCTGACAATGCGCGACCTGAGTCAATTAGCTATCTAGCAAGAAAGGGAATACCCTATTGTATAAGCGTATCAAAAGGAAAAGGCAGCGTAAAAGATGGAGTGGCTTTTATGCAATCTTTTGATAAGATAATAATTAACGAGGGATTGCCAGCGGTTGTCAATGAATTTAGAATGTATAGATATAAAGTTGACAAGCGAAAAGATATAATATTGCCAGAAATTATCGACGAGGACAATCACTATATAGATGCTTGTCGCTATGCTCTTGAAGATAAAATGAAAGGGCAAAATACAGATTACAGAGGATTGGTTTAATGGGATTGTTTTCAAAGAAAGAAATAGAAGTTGAGATTAAAGGTAACACAGACTCAGTCTCATCGTTATCTAATCAATTAATCAATCAACGTCAAGCGACAAACGTAAACAGATTCGATCATAAAAAACTTGACAGACAAGAGTTAAAGGAAATTTTCAAGGCTGGAGTTGCTCGCAGGATTTATCAGATTAAGGCTGGCTATGCTTTAAAATGTGAGATGAAATTTGAGGGTGGCAGCGGTGATGAAAAGTTTTATAAAAACAAGCTCGCTCCGATAATAAAAGAGGTTGCAGAGTTTCAGCTTGGTTTTGGTCGAGGAATTATTGTTGTTGGGAATAAAGGTGATGATTTATCACTGCCGCTTGACGATAGCTTTGTCCCTGCTACGGCTAAGCTATATCATTTCAGTGGCGATATGATTAGCGTTGGCGAAGCTGGCAGGGCTCTTGACGGGGAGAGATATTACAAACCAATATCTTATCTGGTGCGCGGACACGCAATGCACTGGACGAGAGTTGTTGACTTTACTTATGTTAATCCAGCAGAAGATGATAAGCCTTTTTATCAATACGGTGGGATGCCAGAAGCAGAGCTTATTTACAATCAGTTAATAGCCGATGGAATTATACAAAGATCAAATGCAACTATAATCGAAAAAGCCTCAACAATATTTTATAAGCTGGTTGGCTTTAAGAATAATCTTAGAACAAATCAGTCGGGTGCGATGGTTGCCTATTTTGCAACGCTTGAGAGGCTGCGCGGAATTTACGGCGCGGGGATAATGGATGCTGAAGATTCTGTTGAGTCGGTCAGTCAGCAGATTAACGGCTTGAAGGAAATGGACGATGTTTCACTGAGGCGGCTCGCTATGGTTACAGGTATTCCTGTTCCGATGCTCGTTGGGGAAAACGTCAAGGGTTTAAACTCTACTGGCGACACGGAAAGACAAATATTTAATGAAATGCTCGATCAATACAGAAGCGACTATTTGATTAGAAAAATTAACAGCTTGATGATTTTGTTGGGTAGAGGTGAAGTTAGCTTTAAACAAAATCAAGGATATACACCCAACGAGAAGGCAGCTTACGACAGACAGGTTTTAGAGAATGCGCTAATGCTTCAAAACCTTGGTGAAGATTCAGAGGACTATCTTGTTAAAAATGGAATTATTAATCCTCAAGATAAAATGGATATTTTTAAAATATGAAAAAAGCCAAAGCAGTAGCATATCCAAAAGGTTTTGAGCGCAAGTTTGCCAAAGCTTTGAGCGATATGGTTGAGCTTATGACGGAGCAGTTTGAAAATGAAACGCTTGAAAAAATGCGCCAAAAAGATATTAAGCAATTTGAAGATTCTGATAATTTTGCAGACAGGTTTCAAAGGTTAAGTAAAGAGTCTCGCGAAAGAATTATAACAAGATTTAGTGATGATAGAATATCAAGACTGGTCAAGTCTATTCTAAAGCCGCTAGCTTCTGTTAATAAACGACAGATAATGGAGGGGCTACAAGATATAGGAAGCGTGTCTATTCAAGAGGCTGCCAACTCTAACATGAAAATGACAGAAGATGCGCTTATAGCTGAAACTGAGGAGTGGGCTGTAAAGCTGCGTGATGATACCTTATCGGAATATGTTGCCAGCACGTTGAGGTCAATGGTGATGGGTGAAAAGTTTGAGGAAGTTGTCAAGAGCTACAGAGCAACAGGCAAGCAAAGAAAAAATCACGCGAAATTTGTGGCAAGGAATCAACTATCAACTTACAACGCTTTATTGAGCAAGCGTAGATATGAAAACCTAGGTATTAAAAAAGCAATTTGGTCATCGGCTAATGATGAGCGAGTGCGACCATCACATGCGGAAAGGGATGGAAAAGAATTTGATATAAGCAAAGGGTTGTATTCTAAACTTGATGGAAAAACTTTAACAACTGGACTAGACTATAATTGTAGGTGTGTAATGATACCGATTATTGAGGAATAAAAATTATGAGATATAATATTGAACATGATAAGGGAACAACTTTAAATATTGGCTTGAAACTTGAGAACGGGCTAGACGAGCCGATTGATTTAACGGGCTATGTTTTCACTGCGCAGGTGAGGGATAAAAAAACTTGCAACTTGGTTGCTGAATTAACTTGTGTGGTGCTGGATCAAACAACCAACATAGGTGAAGTTGAAATAAAACTGTCTTGGCAAAACAGCGAGCAACTTCCTGTTGATTGCGAAAATGGAGTTTCTTATTATTTTTATGGCGTGGAAAGTTTAATTAATAATGAAAAAACATTGTGGCTCAAAGGAGATTTTATTGTTTATGACGAGGCTACACGATGAGCGTGATTGTTAAAAAAGAAGTAATAAATTTAAAAATAACAAAAGACAAAAAAGAAGCAATAAATTTAAAAATAATAAAAGCAGAAATAAATTTAAAAATAATAAAAGATGAAAAATTAATTACTGTTACTAGTGGCGGTTTTAAAGGTGATACTGGGGCAACAGGAGCGCAGGGTATACAAGGCGAGCAGGGGATTCAAGGCGAGCAGGGAATTCAGGGAATTCAAGGCGAGCAAGGTGAGCAGGGGATTCAGGGAGATCAGGGCATTCAAGGCGAGCAAGGTATTCAAGGCGAGCAAGGTGAACAAGGTTTGCAGGGTATTCAGGGTGAACAAGGTGAACAAGGCGAGCAGGGTATTCAGGGTGAGCAAGGTATTCAAGGCGAGCAGGGTATTCAAGGTGAGCAGGGAATTCAGGGAGATCAAGGAATTCAGGGCGAGCAGGGCATTCAGGGTATTCAGGGTTTATCACTATTAGTAGACACAATAATAAACATATTCAATTCAACACCAGAAGAGGGGCAGTTGGCTTTTTCGACTGACACTGAAAAATATTATTTATATCAAGATTCAAAGTGGAAAGAGTCGGATGCAATATCAAGCGAAAGAATCGGCGCAGTGGATATGGGCTCAATTCAGGGCAGCAGTTTATCAGGATATGGAAAAGATTATGTATCGAGCAAGATAATTTCTAACTGCAGTCTCGGCTCAAATTCAGAAGCAAAAAAAGGCGCAATAAGAACAGTCTTTGCGAATAGTTTGCAGCGTGATTTATTTCAAATTTACTTGCAAGAAAACTGGCAGACCGTATTGACTGGTGTGAATATTCAAACAGATAAAAACGAGGCGATTGTAGATATTGAGTTTACAGATTTTGCGCCATGGGTACTAAGTCTGATAACTGGAAATAGCGACTCTAAAGATTCAAATAGGGTTGCAACTATACAAAACATGAAAATCGATATGGGTGCTTATTCTGCACCG